CTCTAAAATGTCTTTGATTGTTATTAGATATTAAAACCTTACTTGATAATTGAGGATTGAAACCTTCGTTAAAATAGCCATAACCATACATCGCTAACAATGTTCCTTCAACTTGAAAAACTTGGTCATTATAATCAAAGCATAACGCATCATATTTAACCCAACAAGTAGCATCGGGTTGAGTAGGTTGTAATCCTGCCAAAAGATAATTATCAATAGTTGGATTTGTATTCTCTTTAATTAAATGGTTAATGTCAAATGATATTGTGCTTTGCCCTAACTGAACAACCTGTTTTGATAGTTGATAGTTTGGTAGTGTTGGCATTGTATTTACATCTCCACCATAAGCGAAAAATTCCATTGTTACCGTATCAAATAACACGTTTGGAGTTATGCGTAAAGAATACGTGCTTCTTACTAAAGCATAAGTCAAAGCTAACTTTACATTTGTGTTAATTATTTCGTATGTAATACCGGCAGTTGAACTATAACTTATATTGATATTCCCTTCACTTGAATTATCAGGCTCTACATCACAATGAACAGTATTACCAGTTCTACTAAAAGTAATGTAAGCAGGAACTGTAAAAGTTTGTAAATAGGTTAAGAGATTTGTTGCTGAAGCATTAGCATCAACTCCAATTAATATATCGTCTGTATTTACCGGTGTGGTTTTAAATACCCCACTAAAATAATTTGTTTGATATTCGCTAACCACATTAATAGAGAATAAAAAACTTACTCCATTGGTTGGGTTACTATCTAATATTACATTAAGCCTTTTTCCCATTATCTTCTAAACTAAATTTTAAAAACGATTCGACATCTAATCCATATGCCTCTAATACTGCATTATCTAATCCTTTAAATCCAACTGCAAAGGCATCCGTAAAAAACAAACTTGGCCTTATCCCTGTGTTAAATATTGACCTGCGTATATTGAATAACATTTGGGATCTACTTGCAAACTTTCCGTTTGCTCTTGGTGCTATTCCTTTTCTAATTACCCAAGCATTGATAGCAGTTTTAAACATTCCTTTCGGAGCTGTTCCTGTTCCAAATTTATAAGGACTATTTGGAGCTTTATTACTTGACCTTGCACCCTTTACTCCCAAGTCTTGAAACGTTCCGTAATCTTCCATTGAGAATGAAATCTCAAAACTGTTAGGACTTACTTTGTAATCACCGCTAATTGACTTTGATAAATTGCCACTCGCATTCTTACCCTTACGTGCTAAATTTGTACGTGCCTTTGAAACAACCTCATTGATAAATTGCTTCAAAGCTATCTCTGTATTTTTCTTACTAACAGACATTGATTTCGTTGTTAGGAATTATCAACTCTAATTCAGTTCGCCATCCATCCAACAAGTTCATATCTTCAAATATTATCGGAGTTAAAATAGGAGTATTATTTAACTCTATTTTGTCAGCATTATTTTGCAGTCTTAACTTTGTAACCAATCTATTCAAAACCGCATGGCATGTATTAAGATTATCCAACTCGTTATCGTTTTGCAGCCATTTATCGGTTACTATCTTTTTACTTATGTTTCTCAAATCCACTACAGCAACCTCAAACGTAAAAGATATAAATTGATTATCAGCAGTTGAAGATGTAACTTGCAAATGCGCCAAAGGGAATATATTTTTTTTATTTATATCCATACCGGATTTTAACCCATGAACAATAGTATGCACATTGACATCATCCTGTAGTAAATCTTTTAATAGTTCAATCGTTAAATAAAATCCTCTCATTTGTTTTGCTTTTTAATCATTTCAGTAGCGCACTCTGCCTTTTCTTTTTCAAATTCCAATATCCTTAACGTTTTTGAAATTGGATATTCTAATATTTCTTCTTCTTCTTTATGGTTCAACTCTGCTAAAGCTCGGATGCTAACATACCAACCCCACTTTGCGTTAAATAGGCTCTCCCTTGTTTGCTCTTTTTCAAAATACGCATCGAATAGGCCACTGTGTAACTTTCTAATTCGTTCAGTAAAGCGAAAAAAAAAGCACACGCACCCAAATAATATTCACTTGGAGCATCTTTAAATATTTCATTTGTTCCGGTGTAAGGTGCAATATCATAAAATGGCTCTGTCTTTTTAAACCAATTACGTTTATACTTTACAACCGGTCTGTATAATATCGACATCGCTTTATAAAACGTTTCAGGCTTGGCCATATACATTTCCAAATCGATATATTCAGCCGTTGAAAGGTTATCTAACTTTGGGATGAACCCATAGTGAACACCTTTGTAAACAAATCTGCGATAAAAATTAGGGTTGCTATTCAAAGCGGTTGTAACCATTTCAGTTATTTCTTGAAAGTCTTTTAACTGTAATAGATTGGTGTTTTCAATCTCACAAAAGATTGATACTAAATCTTGATTTGTTTGCTCCGAGTTTTGAAACTCTACAAACTGATTCAGCGTTATATCCTGTAGCGATGTTGGTATGTTTATCTTCATACCATTATAACGACAAAAAAGTGTTTTGATTTTATCTAAAGTCGGAAGCTGTCTTTTGAGTTTTTATTCCTATTGTTTCCATTTCGTGATAGCGAACTGCATCCATGGCATGGTTAAACATATCTATTGGCTTGTTTGTTTGACTTCCTGTACGTTTGTCTTTATCCCAACTATATTTCCTAAATTCATTTATAAGATTAGTCGATGACTTTGTAATAAGATAATCCTGCTCCTGCATTATTTGAATACCAAAGTTAATACTATCAGCTCCCTTTTTAACACCGGTTGCGTTTAATCCTAACCGTCTTAATTCTGCTATTGATTTAGGTTCGGCACTATCACAATAGCAAGGTAAACGATTGGTAATATACTTTGATATTTGAGCGTTTGATAATTGTGTTTGATAACATATCTCGTTTAATATCCTTTGGTTATTCCATTTATAAACTTCTATAATTGCAGTTGGATCGTTTGTGTATCCAAAGTCAATTCCTGTACCTAATAACTTTGCATCATTCGGAATAGTATCTATTTGTTTCCAATTATTAAAGATAACACCCTCGAGGCTTCCTATCTGTCCAAGCCCGTAAACGTTCCACCAATTAGCCCAATAAGAAGAAGTTAAGGCTTTATCTTTTGCACGTTCTATTTCGCTCACTATGGCCTTATCTAAAGCCTCATTATCTTTATAGGTAAGTATTACAAAATCTGAATTTTTATCGCTTAAAAGCTCTGTGTGTACCCAAAACTCGTTTGTTGGATTATAGTCTAAATAAATAAACTTTTTAGTTCTTATTGATAGCTGCTGATAGCTTTCAAAGGTTACATTGTTGCACTCGTTTATAAATAAAATATCACGCCTCGCACCTCGAAGTTTGTCAGGCATATCGGCAGAAAAAAACTCAATATAACTTCCGTTACTAAAATTATAAATTAGGTTTGATTTATTCCAATTATCGTCTTTGAAATTACCGACCCAATTCATTATTTTAATAAAGTCTTTAATTGCACCACGCCTTAAATGCGGTATGCTTTCAGCAACTATTGATATCTCGCTGTTTGGAGTTTGAATAGCATATTGAATAAGCAAAGGAATAATGCTAAAGGTCTTTGATGAAGAAGTGCCACCTTGAACAATACGCACCCGCTTTTTAAGATTGCTTATTTTATTCTGCGCTGTCGTTTTGGTCAACATCTAAATCGATTGTTTTAAATATTGGTTTCTCAACTTCTTCAACTGCATTGTGAGTCATAGATAGTTTGCGCAGCTCTTCAGGAGTTGAAATTAATTTCATCAATCCCATTTGCAAAGTTGGATTGTCAGATTGATACCACTTGGATCGCATTGATGTTTTAATTTGAGTTTTGTTAATTGAAATTAACTCTTTTAATGTATCCAATTCATCCGATTTATTAGGAAAAAAATCATAAAAAGTAGAACGACTGCAAGGCAAAAAGTCAGGCACTTCATCCATAAAAAACAATTTATGTTTTACTACCATTTCTTTTGCCTGTTCAAATATTTTAATCTTGTCAAATGCCATTGTAATTTAATTTGAGCGTGATAGTGGAATTGCACCCTTTCTTTTGGCTGGATTGCCAAACGCATTACTGTATATGCTAATCACGCAGTTGTTATATTTGCCTTTCGGCTATTGTTATTTTTTCTCCTTTATACATACCCGCGCCCATTTCGTCTATTTTGCTGAATGGTAAAATAGGAACGGTTATTTTGCATGTTTTATCTATTAAGTAAATGTATTTTAATTGTTTACCTACTAATGGCTTACCTTTTAAAACCTCAACCATATATTTTTTAGCATTACCATAACCACTTTCTAACATTTTTTTTCTTAATGCTCCGTGCTGTCCGCCTTGCAATCCCATTAAATGTAAAGTTTCTCCGTTTGGTAATTCATAAAGTTGTTTACTATCATTTATGTTTGTCAAAACAAATCCACTTGCTCTATAAATCGTACCATCTCCGCATTGCGTAGCATCTGCAAAACTCATTACCCATTTTACTTGTGGTGCATTTTTTTTAATTAACAATAAACAAATACTTATAAATCTGCTTTCAGTATTTTTAGGAGTGTCATCAATACATACTAATCTATTCAATTCTAAAAAATCATTCCATTTTGTATTTTCAATTAAATGTAAATGTAAATATTTATTTATAGGTCTTCCCCATTGTGCAACCCCAATTATTTTATTATCTAAAAAAGCACCAAAACAAATTAAACCTGTTGCGGCAACCTTACCGCTATAATGATGTTTCTTTACGAACTCGTTTGCTATTTTACTAGGTATTACTTTTACTATTATTTCCTTTGCTCTGCCCATTGCATAATAATTAAATAAAGTGCGTTACCGTTACTATTTTCATTTCCTAAAGTTTCGCAGTATTTATACTCTTCTGTTTGTTTTATATCTGCTATTGCATTTTTTATTTGCTCTGCTTGTTCATCTGCTAAAGTAAACGTCATTTGTTGAAACGGTGCTTTATCTCCCTCGGGCAAACTAAAATCTTCGGTTAATTCATCAGCATTTAAATCAAAACCTATTAAATCCAATCCCCATGCTTCTAATTGGTCGGTATCCCATTCGTTTGCTAATACTTCCCAATCCCACTCGCCACCGCTTGTATTGTCTTTGATTAAAAACTCTCTTTGCTGATCTTCGGTAAGATCAGTTATAATAATAGGTATTTCTTTTAATCCGGCTTCTTTACAGGCCTTGTATCTCATATTTCCACCAAGTATAATCATATCCTTATTAACTACAATAGGCCGGATGTTTAGCATTTCGGGAAAGTCTTTAATTGACTGAACTAACTTTTTAAACTTATCGTCTTTAATTAAACGAGGATTGTTTGGATTAAGTTTAACATTCTGTATTTTTTCTAATATCATAAAAGCTTCTTTAATTTATTAATAAATGACTTCCAAACTCCCGAACAATTAGTGCAAGGATCAAATGGCTTTACTCGGTAACATCTAAAATAAATGCTTGAGATTTTATGTTGCATTTCTTTATTTAGTTCCTTTGGATTGGATGCAAACAATGTGCTTAAATATTCTCTCTCGTCATCTTCTAAATCTAATGCTCCAATGGGGAATAGTCTGTTTAGCTTTTCTTTTCTTTTAGTGCAGTCATCACATTCTTCGATTCCGATTGCCTCGGTTATGGTTGCTATTATATCTCCCGCTCCTGTAATTTTTTTACGTCTTCCCATATTTGCTCTTTTGTTTTTTTTACCGTTTTCTGAATTACCAAAAGATTTATACCGGTTTGTCGAGATAATTCTCGTTGGCTCATCTCTTGGGTTGTTACTTTTAAAAGTTCACGTTCAAAAAAAGGTAATTGTTTGACTTTTTTTAGTGTTATTTCTTTAATTTCGTCTAATTCAAAATCGTAAGTATCAGCAAAGGTATTACAATTATCAATTAGTTCAACTGTTTTTGTTTTTTTGTCCTTTAATTTGTCGAGCCAAATGGACTTAATGGCAAAGTAAATATAAAAATCATTGACCTTTTTATCGTAATTAGCAAATTTAAGATACATATCTTGGACAATATCGTCAGCGGTATCGTGGCTTTTACAAATGTGAAATGCCATTTTGCGCCAATCTTTATCTCGCTTTGCTAATTCTTCAAGCATTCATTAAATTTTTAATGACAATATTTTTTTTAATCTCATCATATAATTCAGTATTAAACTCTAAAATATATTCGAGGCCATTTAGCATGAT